ATGGTCAGGCAGATGATGCAGAAGAAAGAAACACAACCCGTGTACGTGTGCTAAAGAATCGTTTTAGTGGTATCACCGGGAAGGCATCGTCATTGCTTTATTCTCACATTACCGGTAGAATGGTAGAGATTGATGAGGAAGCATTATGACCAATACACATATGAGTCCTAACCGTGCCGGTGACTTTGCAGAATACTATGCAGTGACATGGTTGTGGGATCAAGGCTACGAAGTCTTTAAAAATTGTGGGTGTGATGGACCGGTTGACTTGATTGCAAGAGCAGAAGATGGTACTATAATACTCATTGATGTGAAAACATATCGTAAGTCAACAGGATCTAAATCAGTTACATCATTTCGTAAGACAGGTGATAGAACAGAGAGACAGATTGAAATGGGGGTTCAGATATTAGGTTTTGATCCCAGAGATCGTAAATGTTATTTTGTAGAGCACAGAGATGAAGCAACTTATAGTAGATATCGAGACGAACAGCAAACACAGCTTGATTTGGCTGGCAGTGACACAGGATGTTGAGACAGGAGAAATAATATGTCATACAGAAGCATCAACTCTAGCTCCACTGGTAAAGGAATACGATCAAATCATCGGTCACAACTTAATTGGTTTCGATGCACCAGTGTTGCGGAAAGTTTGGAACATTGGGATTCAGAAATCGAAAGCGGTAGACACATTAATTCTTTCAAGACTTTTGAATCCACAACTAGAAAAAGGCCACAGCTTGAAAGCTTGGGGCCAGAGGCTTAATAATGCGAAGATTGATTTTTCTTTTGAAGACTTCGATAGTGGATGGTCTGAAGAAATGCAAGAGTATTGCATCCAAGACGTTAAGCTTACTTGTGACCTTTACAAGCACCTTATGGCAGAGCTTAAGCAGTGGAAAGATCCGTCACAGAGTATATTATTGGAACACGAAATCGCAATCATTTGCAGACAGCAGGAAAGAGATGGCTTTAAATTGGATATACCTTCATCTATGTTGCTTAAGGCTAAATTATCAGATCGAATGGGCATTATTGAAGATCAAGTGCAGTCAGTGTTCCCGCCGATTGTTGAGGAGCGTTGGTCTGAGAAGACAGGAAAGCAACTGAAGGATAAGGTGACAGTGTTCAATCTTGCATCACGCAAACAGATTGGAGAACGATTGTCTGCTCTTGGATGGAAGCCGACAAAGCTTACTGAGAAAGGACAACCTATTGTTGATGAATCGACTTTAGAGAATATTAATATCCCAGAAGCACAATTGATTGCAGAATACCTAATGCTACAGAAACGTGTTGCTATGATCGACTCATGGTTGAAGCACGTAACAGATGATAGTAGAGTACATGGAGGTATTATAACCAATGGAGCTGTTACCGGGCGTATGACGCATCGTAATCCTAATATGGGACAGGTCCCTTCAGTGAATAAACCGTATGGTGAAGAAATCAGATCACTTTGGACTGTTGACGAAGGCAATGTATTAGTAGGGACAGACTTAAGCGGGATTGAATTAAGATGCCTAGCGCATTATATGCAAGACGAAGAGTGGACAGAGGAGTTACTGAATGGTGACATCCATCAGAAGAACGCTGATGCCGCAGGTCTTACACGGCCACAGGCTAAAACATTGCAGTATGCAGTTCTTTACGGAGCCGGTCCAAGAAAAGTTGGCAGTATTGTCGGAGGCGGTGCGAAAGAAGGGAATGAGATTCTATTTCGTTTTTATCGTAACACCCCTAAGTTACAACAACTTATGGAGAAGGTTGCGAAAGTGGCGGCAAAAGGGTATGTACCGGGCTTGGATGGCAGAAGAATACTGGTCAGATATGACCACGCCGCACTCAACAGCCTCCTTCAAGGATGCGGTGCTATTATTGCCAAGCAATGGTGTATCGAAGCGCACAAAGTTTTTAAGAAAAGACAGATCCCTGTCAAGCAAGTTGCTTTTGTGCATGACGAAATACAGATTGAAACAGAGGAGAAACATGGTCAAGAGGTTGCATCAATCATGGTGCAAGCCGCTAGAGATGCAGGGACTGTATTAGGTTTTCGTTGCCCTGTAGACGCAGAATCAAAAATTGGTAAAAATTGGTTTGACACACATTAAAAGTGTGTTATAATATTAGTATACCACCAACAGAGGAGAATGGTATGGAAAACACTCAACGCATCAAACTCAAGGCAGACCTTATGTGGGCTTACTTGGACAAGCCAAATGATATGTCGGGTAAGTATCAGGTAGATCTATGCAATCTATCAGATGCCGCTGTCGATGCATTGGAAGGGATGGGCATTGCAGTCCGTCAGAAAGAAGATAAAGGATTCTTCATTACCTGTAAGTCGCAGAATCCTATTCGTGCTTATGATCGTGATGGAGACACTATCGAAGGTATTGCCATTGGTAATGGCTCTAAAGCTGTTGCAATGGTTGGTTGCTACACTTGGAACTTCAAGAATAAGGAGGGAATTTCTCCTTCTCTTAAGAAGCTTGTAGTTGAAGAGCTTGTGGCTTATGAAAACGAAAGTGGGTCTGATGATCTGGATGATACAGACGAAGCATTGTAATGCACCACGCTCTGATTGATGCAGATATCTTAAACTACCGTATTGGGTTTGCGACAAATTCAGAAAGTCAAGATACAGCAATCAGAACAATGGCTAGATTCTTGGAGGACTTGCTCCTCCTTGAACTACCACAGACCCAAACTTGGGAACTTCATTTAACAGGAAAGAACAACTTCCGAAATCAATATGCAACCACAGCCCCTTACAAGGGCAACAGAGCTTCAGAAAAGCCAGTTCACTATCATTTACTTAGGGAGTATTTAGAATCTGCATGGGGAGCTACAGTTAGCGAAGGCATGGAAGCCGACGATATGTTAGCTATAAGAGCAACTGAGCTTGGAGACGATAGTGTCATCGTAACGCTTGACAAAGACCTTGATCAAGTAGTTGGATGGCATTATAACTTTGTTAAGAAAATCAAATACTACATCGAGAAAGATGAAGGACTTTTTAACTTTTATAAACAATTTTTAGTAGGAGACAGCGTTGACAATATTAAAGGTGCTAAAGGTATAGGAGCCAAAAAAGCAGAAAAACTGTTAGAAGATAAATCAGAACACGAAATGTGGGAAACTGTTGTCGAGATACTTGGCTACGATCATGCGATGGAAAACGGACACCTATTGTATATGCTAAGACATCATGATGATAAATTTGAACCACCGAAATCTGGTAGCGAAACATAGTGGCAAGTACAACAAAAGCAAGGTCTACAAAGACCGTAAGAAAGAGCAGAAGCGTGGCTACGAAAAGCACAGGAATCAGACCACAATCAGCAAAGGCCAAAGGCCGTAAATTACAACAGGCTGTACGTGATTCAATTCTAGATTATTTTCCTACCCTTGAAGCTGATGATGTACGTAGCACCTCTATGGGCGCTGGAGGAGAAGATGTTCAGTTGTCTCCTGCGGCTAGAAAGCTATTCCCATACAGTGTCGAATGCAAAAATTTAGCGAAGATTGCGGTCTTCAATTATTATGAGCAAAGTCGAACCAATGCAGGTAACTATGAACCTTTGGTAGTGATTAAGCAAAACAGATCAAAGCCTTTAGCAGTGGTTGACTTAGATCACTTTATGAACTTAGTAAGGAGTAGCAAATGAATATATTTGATGATGAAGAAAAGATCTATGTATCCTTTGAGATACGTGGTCATGGTAAAACACACTCATTTAATAGTAAATATAAAGACTGTGTTAATTGGTCAGAAATTCTAGATGATGTAGTCAGGGTAATGGAGTCTTCTTGGGGCTATACTTTTGACTTAGATGTCGAGAACCCTTGTTCTGGTAAAATAGGAGTGTACTACAAGGGCAAGTCAGATGACTGATAGTGTTAACTCGCCTAAGCATTACCTACTGAAGCCGGGACTTGAGGTGATGGATGTTCGTGAGGCTATATTAGAGAAGCTACAGAGTGAAGGCGTTGTAGTGCCTTACGTAGACATCGATGACTGGTCAAGAGCTTGGGAGTATTTAACCCGGTGTTTCTTTAAGAATGGTGCAGAAGACATCCAAAAATCTCAGTATTACATCAATCGCATGGTTGAAAGAATCAAGGACAGAAGTAAATTTAACCTTGACAATTTCGACAGAATGGTGTAGAATAATAGGTTCGGTATGACATTAGTAGACCTCATGGAAAAACTCAAAATGGTCGAAGAAGTTACATTGATGGAGATGCTTGAAATATCTTCAGAAGATTTAATAGATCGTTTTGTAGACCGAATAGAAGAAAAATTTGAAACACTGGAGAGCGAAGTAGATGACACAACACCTTGGGATAACGATTGATTATGAAAGAGACTTTAGACTTAGTGATCAAGCAATTAAGCTCATGCATGACTACTATATGTTTGAGCATGAGCAGTCTCCTCAAGAAGCTTTTGCTCGTGCTAGTACAGCCTATTGTAAAGATGATTTGGATCTTGCGCAAAGGATTTATGACTATGCTAGTAAAGGTTGGTTTATGTTTGCGTCACCTGTGTTGTCGAACGCACCTGACGATGTACGAAACAATCGGGGCTTGCCTATTAGTTGTTTCCTTACTTACGTGGGGGACAATCTTGA